ATAATACCTTCAGTAAGCGATAATCCCCAACCTTCATTATCAGTCATCATAAATTGGGCATCCGCTAAATTATAATAATAATTAAGTGTTTTTTCATCGCATTTACCATGTGTAAATTTAACTTTAGCTCTTTCAGGATCACAAGTAGCTTCAATTACTGCAGGGATATCTGTCCCATTTCCATCAACTTTATCTGTATGCATAATTAACATACAACGTTCAGCTTGTTCTTGGGTAAGTTGATCTGTAAATATCCTCCAAGCAGTAATTACATCACCTGGGTTTTTACGGCGAATATTTCTATTATTCCAAAATACTACGAAATCATATTCTTTATCTTTAAAGAATTTTTCTTTAAAGATTTCGAATTCAAGATCATTAATTACAGGGTAGAATTTTTTCTCGTCTATACCATGGGGAACATATTGTATCTGCCAGTCTTCTTTTGGGAAATCTCTAAGCACATTTTTAACTAAGTTTTTAGTTTGTTTAGAGATACAAAGAAGAAGGTCATCAGAACGATAAAAGTCTCTATTCCACATTGGGTATGGTAAATCATCCCAAATAGTGTAAAAAATCATTGGGATTTTAGTCCTAATTTCTTTTTCCATTCGATATAACCATGTCCAATAACGAGGATCTGTAAAGTGGAGAATGGCGTCTGGTTTTTCTTGGGCTATTAATTGTCTAACAATCTTATCATTACCATAACCATCCCAAGGGATTACTTTTACATCAGAATCAGATATTCCGGTAACTTCATTAATTTGAGCAGATAAATCAAATGCTTTACCTTGTTCAGGATGTTTGATTGCTGCTCCTAAATTCACCCAATTAAAGTGGTGGGCAGTATTAATAACAAATTCTTTTGCCATAGTTCCGATTCCACTATGGAGTCGAATGTCGTCACAGAGAAGTAGAATTTTTTTTCTGTCCTCTTTTGGGATATAACCTTTTTTCATTAAATAAAACCTTTTTTATAATTTATAAACCACTACCACTAATGGTTAGGTCGGTATGTGTATGAAGGGATTTTGCGAACTCCTCATCAGTTAAATAGAGATGTATACTTCTATTTACTAATTTTTGGAGATTAAACTTTTGTCTAATAGACGCAACTTTAAAGTCCTCAAATAATTTTTCTTCTAATTTTACGGATGTTAATTTAAGTGCCATGTTTGTATATGTTTATCTATACATATACATAAATTATATTTCCTTTGCCCTTTTAGCGTGTTTTATTGCCTCTTTTACTCTAGGGTGTTCTAATAATTCTAATTTTTTTTCTATATCTTCCCCATAAACATTTGTTTTGGTTAGTTTTTCTATTACTTCTGGTTTAAGAATAAATGGTTGAGGGGTATGGTGAGGAATATTTTCTTCTTCTATTTGTTTAACCATTTCATTCAAAACCATGTCATGAGCATGGTCTTCGTCCCATTCTTCTTCCTCAGATATATGAGGTAAATCATTAGGGTCTGGGTCCTCCTCATGAACCAATGTTATATTTTCTTCTTTCATGACTTTTTTTAGTCTTAATTGTTCAAAGGCAAAATTTGCTGCAATAACAAGTGCAATTGCAAGGGGGTCAAATACAAAAATTATGATTAATAAAAGTACATTGATAATCTGGTCCATAGGTTTACCTGTTAAACCAGATAAATATTTAAGTGGGCCAAGTTCGCCAGCTACGTTATTACTACTAGTTACCTCAACTATTTCGGTTTCATAATCGAATAACTGTTGATTTAAATTGTCTACCCTAGTGTTAATTTCTGTTTGTCTTTCGATTGCTTGGTCAAGTTGTTTTTCTAAGGCTCTTCTCGTTGACGAAGATGTTGTAGTTAATACATTACCTAATGTGTCAGTATACTGTATTACATTGTTAGATAAACCAGACCTCAAATCACTCACCGCCCCATTAATAGAGGTTTTTTCATCGCTGTATATCGCAAGCTGTTCCTTTACGTTATTTCTTTTAGTTTCAATAAGAGCTATTTGAGCATCTATGTTACCTGCTAAGGCTGCAGTTTCTTGGTATGCTGCTGATAAAAAGCCATAAATACCCATTGAGGTTATTAAAATTAAAACTAAGCACGCAACTGAAAGATAATATTTTAATAATCTAGGGAGGTTTTCTCTATATTGGTAGAGTAACGATGCTATTACTAGTTTAGCTACTTCAAGTGAAGCAGCCATTACTATAACAGCAAATGCTGCCCCAGCAAACAGCTTGCTTAAACCACTCACAGAGTAGAAAGCAGCTGATGCTGAAACAGAAAGGGCGGATAATGCTATTATAAAAGGAAATATCCTAGTTTGTAGCTTTTTTATCGCAGAGTTCGGGTTTATCATTGAAAGGACACCATTTACAGGCTTTATCTGATGGAGTCTTAGTATACTCCTTCATATTATACGTATCGTCCTTGAAACAATCATCAATAAATGCATGAAGATCACGGGTTACACGATTTATTGTAGTTTTACCGGATGATGGTACATAATATTGAATCCGACTAGCTGATGCAGGGTATTTAGGATTTTTCGGTATCTTGCGTTTTACTATAAAATACTTACAATCAATTTCTTCTACAGGTATATTGTACTGTTCTGCAAAATATTTCTTATATAGCACCATTTGTGCCATTTTAATTTTGTCCTCTTTATCCCACTTTCCCCAACCTCTAGTAGAGGTTTTGATATCCCATATACTCACTTTTTTAAGATCTTCATCATAAAAAACTAAATCTAACTTACCATATAACATAATATTAGGATGGTCTTCATGAGGAGGAGTTAATATAGGCATCTCCACCCCAAGAAGTCTAGTTCCACGTTTGGTAAAATGCATTTGTCTTCTTTCAAGAAAGAAATCAAGTATATCTAAACCATCATTTACAAATTCAGCAATTTCCTTTGGTGTAGAAAAGTTACTACCAATTTGTTCTTTATAGTCCTTATACATTTTTAAGAAACGTTGTTGAAAATCCTCATGTATAGGAAATTCATCCGCAGCTTTAATAGATTTATTATACATTAAATCTAAATATTCTTGCAGTGTTTCGTGCATGGCAGAACCAAATGCTAAATGAATATTAGGAGGTTGTTTAAGTTTATCAATATACATTAACTTCCATTTATGGGGACATGATAACCATAAAGAAAGTTGTGTATAGGAAACCATCTTATACTTTTCGTAATCCATTTTAGGGACTACTGTATTTTGGATGTTTTCTAAAATCATTTGAATTTACCTTGTTGGACTATTTGGCCTATAATACCATATACACTAAGATCTTTAAATGTATCCTCTACTGATTCACCTACTGTATCGGGTTCACCTAATACAACTAGATTTTTTAATCGTTGAACTTTATCATTCATTCTAAACCATAGTCCTGTAAGAGATAACTTAATGTCACCTTCGGTTTCTAAGTTAGTTCCTACATTTATATTTGATGTACCATAATTACGGTGTTTTTTACAAAATAGAACATATTGTTCCATCATGATTTTTTTATATTCCTGGGTTAGTTCAGGATATTTTTCTTCACACCATTTTACTGAGATATCATCTTCAGGGGTAAAATTGATCATTTTTTCATTAATTTTTTTATTTCGCCATCTTGGATTCCTATATGTTGGAGAAATAATTTGGTTTCTTTTTTATCTAAAATAGATAAATATTCTTCAGCTTGTTTATCGGAACATTCTAAATATCCACTAGTTATAGCTATTAATTGAGAATTAAAAGATTTAGTTTTACTACCTTTAATCCATTTATTATACCTAAATTTATTATTAGTCATATTTTGATAATATTTAAATGATTCTTTAGGTCTTGGAGTATAGTGTTGAATCTTGTTTACAATATCTAAATAATTAGAGTTAAAACTTAATGCTTTATTAACTATGTAAGTATTATAACTTTTTTGTTCATCCTCAGTTAAATCTTCCCATTTGATTTGTTTATTATGAACTAATTTTAAAAAATCAAAGGGTGTCATTAGGAAGAAATTCTTCGTTTACATGATTACATTTAGTACAAGCAAATACAGGAATTGGAATTAAAGCTGGTTGCCCTGTAGGTGAAAGCATAGGAGAAAGTTTACGCATTAAATTTA